AGCCGATCTCGATCATGTGCTTCAGATCCCCGGGATGCGGATTGCCTTCAAAGTTCTTGTATCCCCGCAAGGCGCATCACCTCCGTCAGAACATCTTTTCAGGGTCGCGGTATGGGTACAGCAGACTGTCAAAGGCCATGCGCGTGGCCTTGTAGGTGGTCATGTCGGGAATATCCCGGTTCTCGTAGTAGAAGCTCGTCATGAGGATGACGGCCAGTCGGACGGGCTGCGGGACTTCGGGCACATTGCCTTCTTCATCGGGTTCCGGCTCAAACTGCACCCGGCAGTAGTCCTCCGCAGCCGTCTGCGCCTGGGCGATCAGCCCGGCGATATACTCGTCCTCCTCATCATGCTGGATGCGCAGATGGGTTTTCACCTCATCGACGGTGACGATCATTATCCATCACCACCCTCGTCAGGGGGCGCGGCCAGAATGTCAGCCCTGCGGAGCACGGCGAGCAGGCGGTTAAAGTCTTCTCGCAGCGCGGCGACAGTGGTGGCATCGCTGTCCGGCACATCGGGAAGGATCATGCAATCCCTGCAGGGAATGTCGAACAGTCCCTCCGCGCCTTCCACGGTTGCTCCGGGCTGGAAGGTCAGCTTCCCGCCGATGACGAGCTCGCTGCCGCCGTGTGCGAAGTAGTTTCTGTTGTTGTGAACATCAGACACGGTAATCCCTCCAATCAGGATGGGAGCCACACCGTGAAGTGTGGCTCCGGGTCGTTTAAGCCTGCTGCAGACACTGCACGGCCTCGGCCAGGATCAGCTTGCCGTCTACGCGCTGGGAGGCGAGGAAGCCCACCTGACCGGTCGGAGCGTAGAGCTCGTTCAGGCGCTTGAAGCTGCGGCCCTCGCGGTCGGCCACCCAGTAGTAGCCCATGTCTCCGAACAGGATGGTCTTGTTGCCGGTCGCCAGCGTGGGCATGAACGCGGAGGTGATGACCGGGCGGTTCAGGATGGTGTCGGGCGTACCCGCCGTCACGGAGGGCTGCCAGATGTAGTCCCCGCCGCCGGTGGTCTTCAGCTTCCTGAGCGCCTTGACCGTGGCATCGTTCATGATGAACACGGCGTTGCGGCGGTACGGGGTGCGCAGGCTGTGGTACAGATCCATGACCTCGTCAAAGGTCACCTTGTCGGCGGCAGCGGCAGTCGCGCCGACCTGCGCCCCGCCGGTAGCGGCGAGGATGCCCAGGGGCTTGCCGGAGCCGTCGCCGGTGAAGAAGGCTTCCTCCTCGGCAGCGCCGATGCGCCGGGCAAACTCACGGGCGATGTAGGACGGGATGTCGAACACGCTGTCGTTGAGCAGTTCCTCGGACACCTTGATCATGGTGGCCAGCTTGTACGCGCCGATGGACACCTGGCCGAAGGTGTCGTCGCTCTCCGGGTACTGCTGTTCCTCGTCGATCCACGCGGCGGTGCCCTTGGACGTGACCACGGGGATCTTCCGGTCGCCGCTGGATGTGTGGATCACGTGCGCCAGCTTACGGAAGATGTTCTGCTCCTCCAGCGCTTCGATCAGCGTCCTCTCGTACTCGTCAGGCGCAAGGTACCCGCCCTCGGTATCCGTGCCGATGTGGAGGGAATTCAGCACCTCGTGGGGCACGGACTTGGAGCGCATCATACGCCAGAAGGAGTTGTTGTAGTCCTTCGTGCCGCGCCCGGTCTTGGACTTGGGAGTGTCGTCATCATCAGGAGTGGCGACGGGGGAAGAAGCCAGCGGCTTGCTGGTGGGCCTGGACATCTCCACGTCCAGCGCTTCCAGCTTTTCGAGGCGCATGACCTCCTTGCCCAGACGGTCGATGTCGTCGACCATCTTGTTGTAGATGGCGTCATCCTCAGCGGAGAGGGTGCCGTCGTTGCCGCGATGACTGTCAAGAAACGCCTTGGCAGCATTCCAGGTCTGTACGCGCTTTTCGCGCAGTTCCATAAGTTCACGCATAATGGTGTACCTCCTTACAGGTATTTGAGCAGGTTCAGCTTGGTTTCATGCCAGTCGGGTTCGACCGGCGCGGGGACAGGATCAGGCACGGGCTCCGGTTCAGGCTCCGGCGCGGTGGCCAGCACACGGTTCATCAGGGAGACGACCGCCGACCTCCGGGCAAAAGAAAAGCCCGACTCATCGTCGGGTTCATCCTCTGGGGTATAGAGCACTTCGTCGCAGAAGCCGAGTTCCTTCGCCTTGTGTGCGGACATCCACGTCTCGCTGTCCATGAGATGGGACAGCCTGACGCGGGACAGCCCGGTCTTGATCTCGTAGGCGTTGATGATGGATTCCTTCACCTCGTCCAGCAGTTGTATGGCCCGGCGCATCTCGGCGCTGTCGCCCATCGCAACGGTGAACGGATTGTGGATCATCATCATGCTGGTGGGGCTCATGCAGACGTGCGTACCAGCCATTGCGATAACACTGGCAGCGGATGCCGCCATGCCGTCGATCTGGACGGTCACGTCGTGAGGATAGTCCATGAGCATGGTGTAGATCTGACTGGCCGCGATGCAGTCACCGCCGGGCGAGTTGATGTGCAGCGTGATCGGCCCGCTGCCGGAAAAGAGCTCTTCCTTGAAAGCTGCGGGAGTGATCTCGTCCTCGAACCAGCTTTCCTCGGCGATCACACCGTTGAGATACAGGGTGCGGGTCTCATCTTCGTTGCGCACCCAATCCCAGAAATGCTTCATTGGGGCTTGACCTCCTTCGTGGTGTTCTGTTTCCGGGCGGTGTCGATGGAAATCATGTTCCCGTTGACCAGATAGGCGTTGCCGCCCTCCGCCTCGGAGATGGGGTTCAGGTTTTCGAGCTCGCGGATGTCGTTTGCCGACAGCCAGCCGTTCTGCCGGGCAATGGCATAGCCCTCCATCCGGCTCTTGTAGTCGCCGCGCATCAGGCCGTCCATATTGAACGCCACATAAAAGCGCCCCTTCTCCTGATCGGAGAACAGAGCGCGGTTCATGGACTGTTCGATACGCACCAGCCAGGGCCGGATCGTGTGGACGGCGAAGTCGATGCTGCTGTGCTCGATGTTCGAGAAAGTTGCATGCTCCAGATTGCACACCAGATGGGGCGGCACCCGGAAGATACGACAGATTTCATCCACTTGGAACTTCCTTGTTTCGAGGAACTGCGCCTCGTTGTTGGGGATGCTCAGGGGCGTGAACGTCATGCCCTCCTCGATGACAGCCACACGGTTCGCATTGGAGGAACCGCCATAAGCCGCGTTCCAGCTTTCCCTCAGCGCCTTCGGGTTCTTCACCGTATTCGGATGCGTCAGGACGCCGGAAGGCCGAGCGCCGTTGGCGAAGAACTTACTGCCGTATTCCTCCGCCGCCAGCCCCAGGCCGATAGCGCTCTTCTCCAGCGCGATGGGACTGTAGCCCATGATGCCGTCGAAGCCCAGGCCGGGGATGTGCAGTACCTGCGGCGGCTTCAGGACGACCGTCTTGCCATCGCTGGTGGTGTAGGTATAGTTGAGATTGCCCTTGCTGTCACGATCCACGTCCATGTGGTCTGGCAGCAGCGGGTACAGCCCCACGATGCCGTTCTTGCCAGTGCGGATGATCTGGCAGTAGGAATTGCCGTAGATCAGCAGATGCGTGAGCATCACTTCCCGCAGTACAAACGACGTCATTTCGCTGTTGGGCTCGTCGTGCAGCAGCCGGTACAGCGGGTGCTCCGTGGCCTTCCTGTTGCCGTTTTCATCCTGCTCATACACCCCCAGCGGCAGGCTGGCGATGGTCTCGGAAATCACACGGATACAGGCATAGACCGTGGAAAGCTGGATCGCGCTCTGCGCGGTAACCGACTTCCCGGAACCGCTGGTGCCGAAGTAGAATGTAGGAGCTCCGCTGACAGCATCCTTGGGCGAAGGTCGCCTGCCGGGCTTGTCGCGGGCGCGAAACAGGCCAGAGAAGGGATTCTTCATGTAATAATCACCCTTTCGTGCTTGATTACTTGCCTCTTGAAGGGCTATAGTTTTGGCAAAGCCAAAACAATATAACAGACTGTTCCGGTGTGGATGCATTACAATCCAGCACCGGTTTTTTTATTATGATGCTCCCGGCATAGAGGCTGCCAATTGTCCTGATCCCAGAACAGCTTCATGTTACCCCTGTGCGGGATGATATGGTCGACGACCGTGGCGGCAGTCAGCTTTCCTTCTGCCTGGCATGCGACGCACAGCGGATGCCGCCGCAGGTACGCCGCCCGCGCCTCGCGCCACTTCCGGTCATAGCCTCGGAAGGCGGCACCACCGCGCAGCCGGTCGTCGCTCTCGGCGATGTGTTCCTTGCAGTAGACCTGCCCCTGTTCGCAGAATCCGGCGCAGCCGGAATAGCGGCAGGGGCGTCTCGGTTTCATGGGCATTGCACTCACCTCACAGTATCAGGAATCCACGGTCACCATCATAAATGGACCCCGCGTTTTGGTTCTTCATAGCTCTATCCAAAGCCATCACCAGCGCCACCGCGCCGTCCACCTTCTCGGTGCTCTTTTCCTTGTCGATCTTCAGGTTGCCCGCCGGGTCCGTGCGCACGAAGGCGTTGTCCATGTTCCACCGGAGCACCGGATGCCCGCCATGGTTGAGCTTGCGCTCCAGCACGATGCGCATGAGCTCCTTCGTGGGCGGGCTCATGTCTCTGAAGCCCTGTCCGAAGGGAACCATTGTGAAACCGTCGTCCTCCAGCTGCTGCACCATCATCGTGGCGTTCCACCGGTCGTAGGCAATTTCCCGGATGTTGAACTCCTCGCCCAGTTTCAGGATGAACTGCTCGATGAAGCCGTAGTGAACAACGTTCCCTTCCGTGGTCATGATGAAGCCCTGCTTTTCCCATTTGTCATACATGACATGATCGCGCCGGACGCGCAGCTGAAGCGTGTCCTCCGGGAGCCAGAAGAACGGTAGCACGATGTACTGCTCATCCTCGTCCCTGGGTGGGAACACCAGCACCATGGCGGTCAGGTCGCTGGTGCTGGAAAGGTCGAGCCCGGCATAGCAGGCGCGGCCCAGAAGCTCGTACTTGTCAACGACACCGGCGCATTCATCCCACTTGTCCATCGGCATCCAGCGGACGGACTGCTTGACCCACTGGTTCAGGCGCAGCTGGCGGAACATATTCTCGTCGGCAGGCGTCTCCTGGGCCTTCCTGAAAGCGTCCCGCACCTTGTCGATGGAGATGGTCTTATCCAAGGATGGATTGGCCTTGTACCAGTTCTTTTCATCTGTCCAGTCGGCATCATCCGGCAGGCCGAACAGCACCGGATAGAACCTGGGATCGTCCTTCCTGCCCTCGATGATGTCCAGCGCCTTCTGGTGTACCTCCCAGCAAATACTGTTCCTGTCGGTGCCCGCCGTCGTCAGCAGGAACCAGAGCGGCTGCTTTCGGGCGTCGCCGGAGCCCTGCGTCATGACGTCGTAAAGGGCGCGGGTCGGCTGGGTGTGCAGCTCGTCGAAGATACATGCGCTGACGTTCAGGCCGTGCTTTGTGGCTACCTCCGAGGACAGCACCTGGTAGATGCTGCCGGTCGGCTGGAATACCATGCGCTTGGTGGACGGTATGATCTTAATCCTCCTGCTGAGCGCCGGGGACTGCTTCACCATGTCCACGGCCACATCGAAAACTATCGCAGCCTGCTGACGGTCGCTGGCGCAGGAGTATACCTCCGCCCGCCACTCATCGTCATTGCAGAGCATGTTCAGCGCGATGGCCGCGCCGAGCTCGCTTTTTCCGTTCTTTTTCGGAATTTCAATGTAGGCGGTATTATACTGGCGCATGGACGGATCGTCGTCACGCACCGTGCCGAATACGTCCCGGATGACGGTTTCCTGCCAGGGCAGCAGCTTGAAGGGCTGGCCGTGGAACTCGCCCTTGGTGTGACGAAGGCACTCAATGAACTGCGTCACCCTGCGTGCTTTCGCTTCACTGAACATCCTGCCAGCCCCCTCTGAATACCGCCTCCATCGGGTCGTCGGTGTCGGACTTCTCGCCGGTGTTGGCGTACAGCCTCGCACGGCTGGACGGCGTCAGACCGAACTCCGCGCAGAAGGACTGCATGATCTTCAGGTTCTGCATGGCAATGCTAACCTGCGGCACCTGCTGAACATAGCCACTGGGCGTCTTGAAGATGGTGCCGTGCTGGGAGAGGAACTCCTCAGCCTCGCGCCACCGGGCATACGCCTGGCAGTAACCGGCGAAGGCTTCTATGTCATGATCGGTCAGTACACCCATCGCCATAAGGGATGGAGCCAGGCGCTTCCATTCCTTCTTCGCCTCCGGCATCAGCCAGGAGGGACACTTCACATTCTCCTGAGACGGAGTGGGCTCGTCCTTATTCAACGGCCTACGGCCCTTGCCCCGGTCACCCTCCAGCGCCTTCAGCGCGGTGGGCAGGGGCTTCCTGCCTCTGGTCGCCATTGTCATCACCTCCTGACTGGCGATTCTTCATATTCATAATCATTTTCTGTGGAGGGCGATCAGCAGCATGATGCCGAACAGCATTAGCGCTATCAGCATCACCTTCCATGCGCTCACAAGAAACATATCCACGCGCACCACCGCGCTCATAATCTCCTGTTCAATCGTCATTCCCATCCGCCACCTCTTCATAGCTCAGTTGCTGTCCGTCCCGCAGCACCGTGATTTTCTGCTCCGGGTATTCCAGATGAAAGCGTTCAACTATCACAGTGGCATATCGTTCATCCAATTCCATCGTCCGGCAAATCCGGTCGGTCTGCTCGCATGCCATGAGCGTGCTGCCGCTGCCGCCGAACAGATCCATGACAACAGCGTTCGGTGCGCTGCTGTTCTTTATGGGATAGGCCAGCAACGGGATGGGCTTCATCGTCGGATGATCCGCGCTCCGCTTGGGCTTATCGAAGTTCCATATGGTACTCTGCTTCCGGTCAGAGAACCATTTGTGCTTCCCGTTGGGGAGCCAGCCGAATAGCACTGGTTCATGCTGCCACTGGTAGGGGGAGCGCCCCAGCACCAGGCTGTTCTTCACCCATATGCACACGCCGGAGATGTGAAATCCGGCCTCTTTGAAGGCCCGGCGGAAGTTGAGACCCTCCGTGTCCGCGTGGAAGATGTAGGCACTGCCGCCCTCCGCCATGTGAGACACCATGTTCCTGAACGCCGCCAGCAGGAAGCTGAAGAACTGCTCGTCCGCCATGCTGTCGTTCTGGATCTTCTTCCCGTCAGCCGACTCATATGCTACATTGTACGGAGGATCTGTCACGACCAGATTCGCCTTCACGCCGTCCATGAGCACATCCACGGCATCCTTGTCGGTGCTGTCCCCGCACATCATGCGGTGCCTGCCCAGAGTCCAGACGTCGCCGGGCTGTACATAGGGCTGCACCTCTTCAGGGTCGATGTCACAGTCATCGTCATGCACATCCTTGTCGTGAACCTTTGAGAACAGGTCATCCACCTCGGCGGCGTCAAAGCCGGTCGCGCCCAAGTCATAGCCCGAGAGTTGCAGATCCTGCAGAAGATCGGCCAGGGCCGTGGGCTCCCAGTCGCCGGTGGCTTTGTTGAGTGCGATGTTCAGCGCCTTTTCATCCTGTGGGTTCTCGATGTGTACCACGACGCAGTCCACTTCCGTCGCACCCTCGTTCACCAGCACCTTGTAGCGCTGGTGGCCGCCGACGATGTTGCCGGTGACCTCGTTCCACACGATGGGGTCAACGTAGCCAAAGTCATGCAGGCTACGCCTGATCTTCTCGTAGGCCGGGTCGCCGGGCTTCAGGTCTTTCCTGGGGTTGTACTTCGCAGGCTTCAGCCGGTCAATCGGCATCCGCTGCATGTTCAGATTCGTATTCATGGTTCCTCCTTCGCCGTCCGCAGGGGCGGCTTTTTTTGTGCCCGTTTTGCACTGAAAGGGCCGATACCCCCGGCCCCGAATTTGTCGGAATTTCACGCGAGGCTGGGGCGCGGTCTCCCCGGTGTGGCCGCAGAGATGCACAGCCCCCCTCCCGTATCGAAAACGACACGCCGCCTTATCGCAGACGACGCACTTTCGCAGAGCGAAGTGTGCCCCGGGCGGGCGGGCGGCGGGCACACCCCGGGCGGGCGGCGGCGGGCCCCGGCGGCGGCCCCGGCCCCGGCGGGCACACCCCGGCGGGCGGCGGCGGGCCTCGG